GATAGATACCATCGTCAGTACCAACTAGAACAGGAAATGGTCACCACAGGTGTAGAGGATTTCCTAAGATCAACACAAAGTAACACACAAAATGGCAGAGAAAGTATTACTGACCATGGACAGTTACTTATTAAGAAAAATCTAGAAGCAGTAAGTGCGGAGCTACAAAAGCAAGTAGATACGAAAACTATTGGTAGAAGAATGCTTTCTTTAAAACTTCTCGAAAATATCCGAGACGAAGGCAAAGAAACTTTTGATACTGCTGCTTTTATAATCTTGAGAACTATCATGAATAATCTGACGGTCTCACAATTAGTCCAAAAGGTAGGAATAGCTATTGGGCATGCATTAGAGGCCGAAGCTAGAAATAGGGAGTTTGAGAAAATCAAACCTAAATATTTCCAAGCTGTATTAGATGACGTAAAGAGAAAACAATATAAACACAAAGAAACAGTGATGACCCATTCTATGAATAAGATGGAAATAGATTGGGAGCCTTGGTCACCTAGTGATAAACTTCACCTAGGAACTCACTGTATTACTATTATTGAACAGGTGACTGGTTTGGTTCACCATGTAAAAAGAACCACTGCTAAGAATGAAACCCCTATATTTTTAGAGGCTCAACCTGCAGTCTTAAAACTAATAGAAGATACTAATGGCAAGTTATGCCATATGTTTCCTAAATTTTATCCTATGGTGGTACCACCTCAGGAATGGACAGGTATCTATAAGGGTGGTTATTTAACCAAAGACTTAGAACAACCCTTTATTAAAACCAAGACTAGTAATTTCTTGAGCGATCTAAAGAACCGAGACGATGAAATGGCTCCCGTATTTGATGCTGTTAATGGTGTTCAAAATACTAAATGGCGAATTAATAAGCCTGTACTGCAGGTATTAGAAGCTGTTTGGGAACTAGGCCATGTCATTGGTAAACTTCCTTCACGCTATGAAGATGAATTACCACCAAAACCCTTTGATACTTCAGACACAGAAGGTTTTAAAGAATGGAAAAAAGATGCTGATAACAGGGAAAAATGGGTAGATTGGAAACATAAGGCCTCTAAAGTCTATGAAAGAAACTCCAAAAATACCTCTAAGAAAATACAAGTATCTGCATTAATAGAGCTCGCTAAGAAATTTCAACAAGAGGATAATATTTACTTTCCTCATCAGTTGGATTTTAGAGGACGTGCTTACCCGATGCCTGCATTCTTAGAACCCCAAGGAGCTGAGTTCTCACGAGCCTTATTAGAATTTAGCGAAGGTAAGAGAATGGGTGATAATGAAAAGGGTGGTTATTGGTTAGCTATTCATACTGCCAATATGTTTGGTGAAGATAAATTATCTTTAGATGACCGAGAGAAATGGACAAAAGATAACTCCGATAAAATCTGTGGAGTAGCCAATGATCCTCTTGGTACGATGAGTTATTGGAGGTCTGCAGATAAACCTTTTAGTTTTCTTGCAGCTTGTTTTGAGTGGAATGGTTTTATGAAAAAAGGAAAAAACCATTATACCCATTTACCAATAGCGATTGATGGTAGTTGTAATGGACTGCAAATCTTTAGTTTAATGCTACGAGATGAAGTAGGGGGTGAAGCTACAAACTTAACACCTCGTGATAAACCTCAAGACATCTATGGGATTGTTAGTGATAAAACTACTGCTCAATTAAAACTAGAAACATCAGATGATTTAGTTCACCGTAAGTATCCTATTACAAAAAAACAACTTGCAAAACTTTGGCTAGACTACGGAGTCAATCGTAAAGTTTGTAAGCGATGTGTTATGATTGTGCCTTACAGTGGAACCAAGAGAGCTTGTCGACAATACGTAGAAAAGTATGTGCAAGAACAAATGGATCTAGGAGTACACAATCCTTTTGGTGATAAACTCATGTATGCCTCGGAATATCTTGCGAGTGCAATTTGGACGAATATTGAAAGCACCGTTATCAAAGCTAAAGAAGCGATGAAGTGGTTAAAGAATATTTCTAAACTTGCAGCTAAGATGAACATTCCAATTAACTGGAAAGTATGCACTGGGTTTTGGGTGCAACAGCATTATCAAGAAGTCAACCATCGTAGAATAGAAACCAAGCTTGGTGATAAAATTATCAAACTAACTATCACTGAAGATAAGAAGAAGATAAATAAAAGAAGGCAAGCTCAAGGTATCTCTGCAAACTTTGTGCATTCATTGGATGCTGCAGCGATGATGCTGACAGTCAATAAATGTAGAACCAAAGGCATCACAGATTTTCAAATGATCCATGATAGCTATGGAACTCACGCCACTAACATTGAAACAATGGGTCAATGTTTACGTGAGGTCTTTGTTGAGATGTTTGAAGAGAATGTTTTGGAAACTTTTAGAGACCATATCTATGGCATTTTAAGTCCAAAACTGCAGGCCAAACTCACACCTATTCCTGAGATGGGAAAACTTAATATTCACGATGTTAAAGACAGCAAGTATTTCTTTGCTTAAGTGAGAAACTAAAAAGGGTAGCCCATAGGGCTACCCCAAACGAAACAGAATTAAGACAATGACATTAGCCTTAAACTCTTAAGTTCGGAATCTATATTAATTTCTAAAATATACTATTCTTGTCATATCGCAAGATAACCACCACTCTTAGAGAGCTAAACTTTTTAGCTCATTTTTATTAATAAACGCTTTTCAGCGTGAAAGGAAAACAATATGAAAATAAACGTTACCCCTAGGGGTTCACTTGTTTACCCTCATTTAAATTCTCCCGATACTAAATTCGACAGAGATGGGGTTTACAAGACTCAACTGCGTGTCATAGATGCAGACGCAGCTAATGAACTAGTAGATATAATCCAAGAATCTTTGGATCAATATGCAACTCAGCATCCTACAGTTAAGAAGAGAGCAAAAATGCCCTTCGAAAAATCCGATGATGGCTCTTACACATTTACTTTTAAATGTAAGGCAAGAGGTATCAGAGCGGATGGTACAACATGGGAACAGAAACCTAAAATCTTTGATGCCAAAGGTAATCCATTTCTAGTAGCTAAAGCTATTTGGGGTGGCACAACTGCAAAAGTTTCTTTTGCGATTGCACCTTACAATGTGGCAGCCACAGGATTAGGTGTCACCTTAAGATTAAAAGGTGTGCAAATATTAGAACTAGTTGAAGGCGGAGGCTCGGCTGAGACCTATGGATTTTCAGAAGAAGAAGGTTTTGATGGAAGTAGTAGTCCGTCTACACAAGCAGAGGAAGTATCAACACCTGCAGAAGAAAAACCTCAGGAAGAAAATGCTGCCGCCAATTACTAGATATCGTTCTGGTTTAGAAGAACGAGTAGCTAGACAATTACAAGAGTTGGGTGTGGAATTTGAATATGAGACTTTAAAGATTAGGTATACAAAACCTGCAGAAGAAACATATTACACACCTGACTTTATTCTACCTAATAATATAATTGTAGAAACCAAAGGTCAGTTTCCAACTGCTGACAGAAAAAAACATAAAATCATAAAAAAACAATTCGGTGACAAATACGATATCCGTTTTGTATTTAGCAACCCCAACCAAAGAATTGGTAAGAAATCTAAAACAACTTATGCCGCTTGGTGTGAGCGTTTTGGCTTTCAATATGCCAGAGAAAAAATTCCACATGAGTGGATAAAGGAAAACAATGCCAAGAAAACAAACTAATTTTATTGTTATTCATTGTGCCGCTACAAAGCCATCAATGGATATCGATGCAAAAACTATTGACCACTGGCATCGCTCTAGAGGCTTCCTCAAAATCGGTTATCACTTTGTCATCAAAAGAGATGGAACTGTTGAAATTGGTAGAGAATTAGAAGAAGTCGGAGCTCATGTAAAGTCAATGAATAGAGAAAGTATTGGTATTTGTATGGTAGGTGGTGTGACCCAAGAGGATCACAAGGTTGCCGAAGATAATTTCACTGAAGATCAATGGGTATCTTTGTACACATTAATACAAGACATGATGGGAGAATATCCTATGGCTAAAGTCATAGGTCATAACGAAGTCTCTTCCAAGTTTTGTCCTTCCTTTGATGTTCAAGCATGGTTAATCAATAACGGATTAATTGATGGGAAGGATAACAGTGAAAACAAATCTGAAGATTGATAATGATTCAACTTTCGCTCATCACGAAGCGTGCCCTCAGTGTAACAGCAAGGATAACTTAGCTCGTTACACTGATGGACATGCATATTGTTTTGGCCATAACTGCGGTTACTACGAACCACCCTCAGATATTATCAAACCAATACAGATGACAAACAAACCCAAAAACACAGAATTTATCAGAGGTGAATATTTAGATTTACC